TCCTGATTTTCTCTGAAGCATCATCCCATGTTGCATTGTTTAAACTTTGCCCGGGTTGTAAATTATTTACAAAAGATGCAACCGTCTGGGTCATTCCTTGTTCGGGGGTGAAGGTCATATAAACCATCCCCCGTCTATCTAATGTTCTGGTTACTGCTTGGGAGTAAATATCCCTTGAGGGTTCCTCATCCAGCCATATACAATCAACTGAACGACCTTGCCATTTCTCAACCCCCATTTCATAAGCTTTAAAGAACAAAGAAGAGTTGCCGCCGGTAACGTGCTTTATGAGGGCAACACTCTTAGCATTGGGAACACCGGGCTTCCTCTCCGTTTTAATAATACAACTTCTAGGAACGGTTCCAGAGCCGAACGCCTCCGGGTCGTCAGGTGAGCCTAAAAGTTCATATTGAACAATATCTCTTGTGGTTTCATTAGAAACACCCCCCGCCCAAGCAATTATGGGTTGACGAAATCTCCGTCCCTTCCACCACTTTGGATACAAGCCCGTTAAATGAAGGGCTAATTCCGCCGAACCACAGTAACTTTTTCCAATTCTGTTAGCCGCCATGAGTAGGCGTTGGTTGGCGCTTGATCCCGTTGTATGAAAAGCTTCCTGATAAGGATAAGGATCATAATAATCTAATTTGTTAAAGCGTTCTCTTTGCCTTAACTCTTTAGCTACTGTAACTGCTTTCTCAAGATCGGCTCTTGAATGTACTTGCATTACTGATTTAGAAGCCCATACTGTCTCATAAGTTGAAGTATCATTGGGGAGGCGCTATATCCGGTCAATGCTCCTCCTAATCCTCCAAGCTGACCACCCAAAAATGTCATAATACCTTGAGGTGCATATCTCATAATTTTCCTGTAATCTGTGGGTGGAAGTTGTCTAACTGGTAAGTTTTCCACATACCCCGGAGACCTAAAACCGTGAGGTGGCCTTGCTCTTCTTAACCTTGGATCGCCGTATGGCATTAATTCAATAACTCAGGTACTTCTTCTGGATCAGAAGTGCCTATAAGCGCCTCAAGTTCTCTTTTAAGTTCATCAGTAGAAGCCATTTCAACATGGGAAATCTTCTGCTCAACCTTATCTGTTGGTTTAAGTCCAGCCCTATCAAGGATGTCTTTGATTGCACCCAATTTAACTGACTCACTGTCAGCTTGTTCAGAGAGATTTTTTAATTGTGCTAACGCACCGGGTACACAGTCTTGTATCATCTGCTTGCTTTTTTCTTGTATCTCTTCTGAAAACTGGTGTTTAAGGACGTAGCCCTTTTGTTTTGCCGCTTTCTGTGAATAGCCAGCCATTTCGGCTGCTTTCGCGGCGTTACCAGTCAGGCAATATGCCTCAATGAAGGCTTCTTGTTTTTGAGTTTTCATTTGTAAATCATAACGTAAGTTTTATCACCAACTGATATAACGTATTCTGTTCCTTTATCAATAGTTTTTGTAATACAATACTCAACAGTATCACACATATCCAGAAAGAATCTGTCTATAAGGGATGTATTACAAAAAGTATCTGTGGAACACCCTACACCCATAACCCATGAAAACAACTGATATAACCAATCCACTATACAGTTATCATTCCCGGTGGTCTATAAACCTCTGACAGGTTTCTCTTTCTTGGGAATCTCCTTCTGTGCCAGTCACCCTTGCTTCCTAAAATATCCTCACCAAAGATAAAACCACCACCACGGCCCCGTCTGCTATGCCCCTGAAATCCCTTGCTTGATCTTGCTGTTCCGGGCTGGGTTCTTTCTTGTACCGTTACTGGGCCACGACTTCTGATTTGTAGTCTTTTTGCAGCTTCATTTCTTAACCTATTTTGCTCATTGATTTCAGCTATTCTTTTGTCGGTTATATTAAAGTTTACGTTTGGTATGAACTTTCTATCTATATACCCCTGTGACGCCTCAAATGCTGTATTTTCTTGGCCAATTCTGTCAAGAGTTTCTTGAAGAGTCAAATTGTCTGGATAATCTGTTTTAAACTTTAATACTTTAGCGGCTTTTGCAGACCTATTTCTCTTCATCTGTTCTACAGCAGCCCTTAATTGTGCAATTAATCTAGGATTCATATCACATCCAAGGGTTGTTAAAACGCCACCACCGAGATAATCTATTTCCCTTCTCTGGTTCTAATTTCATTGGCCTGTAAGGACGACCACCCTTAGTTAGTCTAGATGGTGTTCCATGAAGGGTATAATCTCTTCTCATTCTTGCAAGCTGTTCTGGAGTTATTCTAGGATGAAAAGGCTCTTTCCTAAATGTTTTCCAAGTAGGTTGTGTTTTATACCCTAAACCCAAATCCTGTGGATCAGGTGTTCTTCTTGTACCGGGTCTCATTAATGGTCTCGCCCAATCTCTACGCGGCCTGACCGCTCCGGGTGGCCTTCCACCCATATGGGGCGTTATTCTTACTCTAGGTAGAACTCTGCCCAATGGTTTGTAGACGCTAGGTATACTCCTGAGTGGTAGTAGAGGCAACAATGAACCGGCTAAACCCCCCATTAGCATATTCTCACCTGCTGGAGATGCTGGGTAAACGCCATACTTTACCGCGCCAGCGGGATGATTGGGATCAACCATCTGATTTTGCCAAGGTTCATATCGTGGCCTTGGTTGCTTTAATGCACCACTTACATGCCCAAGAGCATGACGACCTCTCCTATATAATTCTCTATGAAACGGCACTGGATGCCCCCTAACGCTTTAAAGTCGCCCGGTTGGTGGCCGGGTTATAATTATAATCAGTGAAGCTTCTGGAGCCTCTCACGCGGTCTATGGCCCTTTGATCAGCAGTCATCAGTTCTCTGACCTGACCCTTAAATGTAAGACCTTTATCATCTAATATCCCATTTTTTTTAAGGATATTAATAGCAAATCTCCCAGCATGGTTCTCTGGGGTTCCTTTTTCTATTAGCTGGTTTTTTAGCTGTTCTACTATTTTAAAATACATTATACTAAAATAGGACGAGTTCTACCTCTAGCCCTTTTCATAAACTCCCGACTTCTTAACCTGTCTGCCCTTTTCTGAGACTGCGCCGTATGGCCTCTGGCTGTCACTTTCTTTCTTTTTTTATAAGAACCAGCATACCCACCGGGGTCTTTAACCCCGGGAAAAACAAATTCCCTCTGCATTATACCGGGAGTGCCCAGAGGAGCCGAATAACCTTTTCCATTTCCCATAATTATTTTACGCCACTTTTCTTTGACCTTCTCTTAGCGGCATCCCTAGCTTTTCTGTAAGCCGTTCTTCCAGCTTGGGTATAGGCATAATGTTTTGTTTTCCCTGATTTGGTCTTCATTTTAGGCATATTAGGACTTCCTTATATTAGATAAAAATACCCTTTGGTTTGTGCTATGGATATATGGTAACATTGTAGAAGCGGATGGGGGTGGCCCCTATATAAGTTTTTCTTAATATATGAGCCAGCACTAGGTGAATGGCGCATAATACATATTATGTAAAATTGTGGGTCGGACGTTTTTGGCCTTCTCCCCTTCTGCATAAGTTGTACGCCTTTATTTTCTTTTTACACAGTATCGTCAGCGCGCTTGGTGGTGCTGTGTGTGTGTGGACAATACACATTGATCAGGCTATATTTAAGTCTCACAACAGGAGATAAACATGGAATACTCTATATTCCCTACTGAAAGAAGTGCTAAGAAGTGGGCCACAGAACATATTCTTAGGTCTGTTTTACTAGCGGGTATTTGTATTGAGGCAGTCAAAGAAGCTGGGGAACAATCTGACGGTATATATCAAGCTGGTGAATACTGGCTCTGGTATAAGCAGTCTGACCTTAAAGGGGTTTAATTATGTATTCACGCACATATATCATAGGTCAACATGAGTCTACAGAATGTCCTTGGTGTGCTATGCCATTGGGCTGTACTGAAAGGGCTATAGAAATTGTTTCAGAGAATGACCATGACTGTATCAAAGAGGGATTTTGTGGTCACCATTGCGCCAGTCAATGGCTGGACGATATGAAAGAGAAGTTAATCAAAGCAGTGGATCAATGGTTGGCTGGAGGTCGGCCTATTATTGACAATCTACCTATTGAAGCCAGAGCAGTCATGGATGACGCTGTAAGGCACTAGACTCCTAGCCAGCGGGATAATGCTGGCATCTCCTCCTAGCGGGTTTGACTAGCCCGCACCATTTGACCCGGTATCCTTGCCGGGTCTTTTTTTACCCTTTTGGGGTTGAAATTCCTGTGGTTATTGCTATATTTAAGCCATGCCAATGCACAGACAACCACGCCTAGATTGTGAAAAAGTGGAATTTGAGCAAAGGGATGCGCGAATTAAGCATCATGTAAATTTGGCATTTGAAGCAACTAACCTGTCCAAAAGGGATTTTGCGCGCCTTTGTTTTCCTAGTTCTTGTGATATTACGTCAGTTTCTAAAAACGTTTTTAATTGGTTAGCAACTGGGCAGATATCAAAACATATGCTTATTCCGTTTGCTAGAGCAGCAGATGTTCCAGTGGAGTTCCTGCTAGGCGAAGAAAACAAATGGACCGTGATGGAATTGGACGCTAGACTAAGGAGAAAACTAAATGCCCCTTGAAAGATATCCGGGCGTACTGGCCGAACAGCCAAAGAAGCCCAGATGGCCGCAACCTACTCAATCAGCACCAGATGTTCATGTTCTGTGTGATTGGGAGATGGATGGTGGCTGTGAATCTACCGACGGATGCTGGGTTGAGCCAGATGGCATCTGTGAACACGGACACCCTTCATGGCTCTTAATTATGGGGTTAATATAATGTCAGATGACACTATTTTTGAAACCGTGGGCGAAAAAGCACAGGCAATCTATGACGCTACCAAAGCAGATGAAACCTGTATGATTCATGTCCCTTATCCCATCGGCTGGATCTCTGGTGTTAAGGTCGAGCA